CTCCCTGTCCTATTATTTATCTTCTTCCTTTAGTCCAGTTTTCAACATTTTTGCTAATTCTGCTGTAGAACCAACAAAGAGAGCATTATTAACCGTTGATGGACCTTTAATCTGTTTTTCTTCTTCAACTTCTTTAAGTTTTTTCTGAAGTTCCATCAATTTATCTGTCGCATCAGCAACATTCTTAATTAACTGTCCAGCAACCTCATACGCTCTTGCCTGCTCAGTTTCTTGTGCTAGTTCAAGAATACCATTAATTGCTTCTTGTCCTTTCTCAATCAGAGAATACAAATTTCCTCTTGTATATTCATAATCCTTTTTAATATCATCTGAAGAAGATTTTTTATCTTCTACTTCTTTTGAAATTTTTTCTGCTTGAACTGGAACTATGTCCCCATCAACATCAAATGTTTCATTTAATTTTTCATACTTTTTTGTCATTTTCATGAAATACTACCACTAAATCCAAAGTCGTCTCCTTCCTCTACTAATGCATTATCTGCAGTAGTAATTGTTTTGATTGGAGCACCTTTAAGGTGAGAGGTAATAGTTGTTCCATCTTGACCTCTCTTGACAGTAATTTTATTTCCAGAAATCTTAGTGATGTACAACTCTTCTCCTTCGAGGTCAATATAAGTTTTAACAGTAAGTCCACTAACATCATCAACTTCAATTACAGTATTTGTAGTTGTAATATCCGAAGAGATGTTCGTTGTTACATCGCCAGTGTAATTTTTGAGTGCTCTTGGAGTAACTGAATATGATAGTTCTCTTGTAGTATTTGTAGTATCTGTTCCAGTAATATAACTGACAGTTGCTCTTCTGATAATATCTGTAGTAGCAGAAGAAACTGGACCAAACAGATATGTTTTAGCTGTAAATCTCAATGTATAAAGAAGAACTCTCCTAGAAGTAAAATCTCCTTCATAATCATCTTGCATCGTAATGTTTTCAAGAACAATCGGAATATCTCTTTTTTCTTGAATGCTTTCTATCAGTTCTACTGATAAATTATATGCTGGTTGGAAATATGGTAAAATTTGTTCAACAATCTGAAGCATATCATCATTAAGTTTAGTCATTACACTCAGTTCAAATTGCATATTATACAGAACTGGCATATATGCTTTTTTTGTTTCTGATCCATCCGTTGGATCTTTAACAGTAAATTGTTGTGTTGTCGTTACTTTTCTTTGTGGATCATATGTAAGACCAGTAAATTCAAATGACATTCTAGGCAAAGTGATTGCCGTTGATTTATTGAGATCTGGTGACTGTTCTAATCTTGCAAGAAACTTTTGAGTAGGACCATATGCAAGAGGAACTTTTACAACGCTAGTCACGTTATCGGAAGTATCCGTATGTTGTATTGAGATATTATTAAACAGAGTACCAAAAGAAATAATGGTTCTCCTTAAAATTTCGTTGTAAAAATAGTCAAACATATGTAAAATTTTATTATATTACTATTTAACTGTGTTAATGTTTATTTATGGTATTCCAAATGGATTATGTTCTGTAAAGTCTAAAATCTCATTTGCTTCTGTTTGAATGTCAAAATTGTCCGCAAATCCATCATCTGTTGGATTTGTATCTGCTACAAGGAGTGTATGAGAAGCACCAGAAGTTGAACCAACTATATTTTCTCCAACTACAAAGGTTCCTGTAATATTAGATACTTCAAGAATATTTGTGGTTGAGTTCCAAGTTCTTACTCTTCCTGTTGTTCCGCTAGATGAACCAGTTACAAGTTCATTGAATATAAAGTCTCCAGTTGATCCAAGATTTGGATCTGAAATTGTTATCGTTGGTGCTTCAGTATATCCCAAACCAGCATTTGTAATATTGATTGCTGTAATGGTTCCTGCAGCACTAACAACTGCTGTAGCGGCAGCAGAAACACTTGAAATACCTGTAAATGTAATTGTCGGTGAAGTAGTGTATCCAGATCCACTAGAGGTAAGTGTAACAATGCCAACTACACCATCTCCAATAGATGCAGTTGCAGCAGCTCCACTTCCACCTCCACCAATAAATCTTACCAATGGAGTTGTTGTGTATCCATAACCAGAATTTACAACATCAACATTTTGAACCGATTTAAGTTGTGGATTAACGTTGAGATTACAAACATTAATTCCACCAATCATTCTTGCAGTTGCTACACCAGTCAATCCTCCTGCTGGTGCTGAAGATATTCCAACTGTTGGAATACTACTGTATCCTCCACCTCTATTTGTTACTGTTATAAATTGAATACCGCCATCTACAATGCTTGCTGTTGCTGTAGCAGTGGCACCTACGCCAATAAGTGTTAATGTTTGAGTTATTCCCAAGATGGTAGATATTCCATCATCAGTTAAACCATCTTCTTCATTTCCAACCAAAATATCATCAATTTCATCAACACCAGTATCAATCAATTCATCTTCATATCTGAAGAGTTCACACCTCAGTTGATAAACATAATTTTTCTGTAGTTGATAAAATGGTTTTTCATGCTCAACATACTTAATTTCATATAAACGATCCCCAAGAGGAAAATATATTAAATCTCCTTCTTTTGGTCTTGTTGAAAGTTTTATATTAGTTTCGTTTTTAATTAGAGGTTGAATATAAGATTCCCATCTATCTTTTGAAATTATTAACGTTACCTCTTGTGTCTGTTGGATACCAAATTTAGACATTAAAACAGAGTTGTCCGAATATCCCTCATAATTTTCTACATAAGCTTCAATTGGATATGCGTCATCAAAAGCAGATTGAATAACTTCTTTTAAAATCGTTTTTTCAGTAACATACTTCCTTGGAAGATAATGAACTTCAACACCATACATCCTCAACTGTTCGTTGATTAAATCTTGAATCAGATTTTGTTCGGATAATGATCCTTGCTGAAAAAACGGATTAAGCATAGGTTTAACCGATCATATCTAGCGGTGGAAGTTCATAAGTATTAGACATTTTTTCCATTATCACATCAATTTCTTTTTGTGCATCATCATAAATTTGTCTTCCGTTTAATTCTATTCCACCAGGAAGTTTTACTCCTTGGAACTTAATTAAATTTTGTCCCCACTGACGTTTAATTAATGAAGTTAAATATTTTTTCAAGAACGAATCATTCCAAACTCTAGAATAGTCATTTGGATCCATTAATCTATGGCATTCTATAACAAAATAATCACCAACGCTGACAGAAGACCAATCAATATCCAAATATAATCTATCTTGTCTTTGATTGAATCTTATCTGTTTTTGTGTTGTGAGAAGAAAATCAATATCTTCCAAATATGTTTTAACCATCGCATATGTTAGGAGTTCTGTTGAACCCCAGTAGTAAATATCATTTAAGAATAACTGATATTTGACACTGAACATGTTGTTAGTTACAGTGTTTGATCCATCAAAATGAAATATCTTTGTTATACCAATAATAGATGGTGGTATTTGTAAATAATTACTATTTTCTTCGTAAGAAAATGTGACCGCTGTAGTAGAAATTCCAGATGAAGCAGGAGCAGTTGCAGTCGTTGTTACAATACCGATAGGATTATTTCCGCCTCTACCTCTTCCTCTATCAATATCGTCTTGAGTAATTTTATATTTTAAGAACGTCTGCGCTACGCCATCAAAATGTCTTTCATTGAAGAATTGTAAGGCATCATCAACCAAGTCATCTACTTGCTCATCGGCAACATTAATCTCCAGCACAGGAGCACCTAGTTGCCTCTTACAATAGTTTATTAATTCTGTTCTACTTGTTGGTTGTGCCATTTATTCACAAGTTTCCTAGTAATATTTAGGGTGCTGAAGAAATGCCAGGAATGACCAAAATATTTCCATTTACCAAACTATAAACAGTGGATCCAGAACTAACCAAGAGATTATAAACATATCTTCCTTCAGATAAACTTCTGGTATCTGTTGATCCAAGAGAAATTTTTATTTTTCCTCCCGCAGCACTAGTAAACCCAACATTAAAAGTTGCTGTTGGATAAGAAGATGACCCAATAGATACACTTTTTGTCATTTGAGATGATCCAGTCCAACTCTCAAAATTAAATGCTGAACTAGAAGTATCAACTACGTTAAAATTAGCAGAAAAATCTGCTCCAGTATGAATGGTTAAATTTGCTCCTTTTGGTACTCCAGCATCTGGATCAAATGTTATGTTTCTACTTGGCATCTTGAATTCCTATGGCAGATAGAGTTTCTTGTTGTTTATAGTAAAGTTTGCAAAAACA